CATCCAACCGTCAAGGAAAAGACGCTAAAACCGGCCGGACGGGTCATCTTCTTCTTCTCCTCCCGTCCGCCCCGCCGGAGCCCGCGACAGGATGCGGGCGCCATGGATCGGCGTGTTCAGGTCACGCCGGCGGTTGGATGCGCGGTTCGATTCCGCGCTCCGGCACGACACCAATCCAAAGGAGGCAAACGTTGCCAAGCAAAACACCAAGCAGACCGGAAGGCGAGAAGTGGTTCGAATGGCCGCTCAC